GTTAAGGCTATTAAAGATGCTGCTCAAGGTGGAAGAATTGAAAACGCATTACGAGCTTTTGGTAGACCAATGCAAGCTAATATTAATCAAGGGCAAAATGTAGCAGCTTTAAGTATCCCAGCTTTAATTGGTTTTAAAATTGGCGGTCCACTTGGTGCTGCTTTAGGTGCAAATGTAATTCCTGCATCTAAATCAATATCAAGAAGAGTTGCTGGTACATTAGGTAAGCAAAACCTACAAAATGTAATTGACACTATTAAAACTGGTGGTCAACCATATTCTGGTATTAATCTTATACAAGGTAGTACAGCACCACTAAATGCTGCTGGATTATTAGCACCGTACATGACCAATCCTGAAGATTATAAGAGTCTTCTATGATTGAATGGCACGAGTTATACCTACCTCCTATTAACTTATATAATGCTCCGAAAGGATAAGATGGTGAAGTCAGACGTAGAATCAAAATTAAGTACGCATGAAGAAGTGTGTGCATTACGTTACGAACAAATAAATGCAAGACTAAAAAGATTGGAACAAATCCTTTTAGGTACAGCAGGCTTTATTATTGTGTTTCTATTAACTCATAGATTTATGTAAAACGAATGAAAACATTATATAAAATATTAAGTTGGACAGTTATTGTTTTACTTGTTTTATTTATGATTCATACTGCACATGCAGAAACCACAACTATTAACTATAAAGGTCAACCACCACCGAGTGCCATTAGCCCTTCTATAAGTGCTTTTAGCCAAGACGTTTGCCTTGTTCCTGTTAGTGGTTCTGTATCTAGCACACTGTTTGGCGTAAGTGGTGGCTCTGGCTATAAAGATGAGAACTGTGAACGTATTAAACTAGCTAAAACTCTTAATGACTTGGGTCTTAAAGTAGCTGCAGTATCTATTCTATGTCAAGATAATAGAGTATTTGAAGCTATGTTACAAAGCGGCTCACCATGCCCTATAAACGGTTCTATAGGTGATGCTGCTAAACGTGGTTGGTATGAATTAAAACCTGATACATTTAAAAAACTATATGGTCAAACATTTACAATACCGCTTGTTCCTGACGAGCCTATTACTACTTCTACAAGGAAATAATGCTTATGCTTGGTACTGCACTTATACACCAACTCAAGAAGGTTATATGTCAAACCTTTATTGCTATGGTATCGAAAACGAAGTTGCTATTAGGGATTATTGGTGCGTTTCTTATAGACCAGATGATCCGATTTGTAGTGTATATCAAACCCCTACTTGCACAGATGCTGTTGAAAGCCAAAGCACTGCTTGTTCGTTACCTCATTATAGCGGTGTTGTTAATCAAAGCAGGACTTATAGTTGTTCTACGCAAAGTTGGACAGCTTGGACAGAAACTTCTAACAATTGCACGCAAGATCCTCCAACGTGTCAAACAAGCACTGAAACTAGACAACTAACCTGTCAAGAAGATTATGTAGGTTCAATCACAGAGACAAGGATGTCATCCTGTCCTGACCCTTACGGAAGTCCTGTATGGGGTGCTTGGGTAGAAACCACAAACACATGTGTTAAGAGTGCTACAAACGTCACCAACGTGACTTCTCCAGTTAGCCCTAGCTCACCCCTTAATCCAATAAATGATCCGCCTATAAGCGTTCCTGTAGCTCCTGCAGTTGCTCCAGATATTTCATCTAGCCCTGTCGAAGTTAAGGTTGAACAACCAAAACAGGAAGTTAAAAGCGAGCCAAAAGCAAAAGAAGACAGTCCAAAAGAAACACCAAAGGCTGAACAAAAGAGTGATAGCAAGGATAGTCCTAAACTTGACGTACCAAAGGGCAAGCAACTTGTACATGGTTTTGGCATAGTCCTTTCGTTAGAAATATTGAATAAACCTATTATACAACAAATTGAATTAACAGACGCATTTAAATTTGAACAGGAGATAAACAGTGAGTTCGGAAGAAACCAAAACCTTCAGCTTGAGCTTATCCAGCTCGGCACTTCTCAAGATGATTTTAATAGCATTGCCAATAGTAGCTGGAGGAGCTTACGCAGGCATAACTTTTTACAACAAGATGGTTTCGGCAATTGATGCTGTAGACAGTCTTGATCTAGCACCTATTGAGTCAAAACTTAATGGTTTAGAAATACAACTTAAAGCCATTAATGAAAGACAATACCAACTATCAGAATCTATCATGAAGGCTTCTGAAAAGTCTTCAGACGCTATTGCAAACTCTCGTGAAACCTCTGCTATGGTATCAGGTTTACGCAAAGAGTTAGAAGCTACTGTCAACGCTATGGATGATAAGTTAAATACTGTCAAACGTGCATCTATGAATCCACTTTCAAAATGACATTCATTACAGAGAATAATATAGCTAATCTATATTCGGCTCTTATAGAGATGCCCATTTTTGACGAATACAAACTACCACCAGCATCTAAAGTAGATTTTGTTATAACAAATGACATGGGTATCTGTGGAGAATATCAACCTCCAGAATCAGGTGAACCTCATATCATTACAATAAGCACAGCAAGACACTCACACTTGTATCCTGTTTTAATTACTTTATGTCATGAAATTATACATATGTGCGTGTATTTAGAATCACCTAAAACAGAAAAATATACAAGTCACAAAGGTTTATTTTTAAAATTACAAAAACGTGTAGCCAAAGAATTTGGCTTTGACCCAAAGGAGTTATAAGTGTTCTCATTATTATCATCAGTATTAGGATTTGCTACAGCAGGTCTGCCAAGTGTTTTAAGTTTTTTTCAGCAAAAAGGCGATCAAAAGCATGAACGTGATATGGCTAAACTACAGAACGAACAGCAAATGGCTATGGCTCAAGCTGGATTTGCATCTCAAGAAAAGATTGCTGCTATTGAACTAGAAGGAACGTACGCAGAAACGTACGCACAAGAACGTGAAGCATTATATCAACACGATGCTAAACTTGTAGAACAATCATCACAATGGGTTAAAACTCTTAATGCCTGTGTAAGACCTATTATTGCATTTACATTTGTAGCGTTACTTGTATTTGTAGATATAGCAGGTTTCTGGTGGGCAGTACATTCAGGTGCAGACTTTGGTACATCTATGGACATCATATTTAGCTCCGAAGAAATGTCTATTGTAGGGTCAATCATTGGCTTTTACTTTGGTTCTCGCACTTGGGAAAAGAAACGTGAAAGTATCTAAAGAGGCTATAAAGTTAATTAGACATCATGAAGGCGTTCGTAATAAGCCCTATCGTTGTCCTGCTGGCTTGTGGACTGTTGGTGTTGGTCATCTTATCGGCGATGGTAAATCATTGCCTGAATCTTGGAATAGAACTTTTACAAATGAGGAAATAGATGCAATTCTTAAACGAGATCTCAATCGCTTCGAGTTGGGAGTACGCAAGATGCTACCTAACGTGCCTCTTCGACAACATGAATTTGATGCTCTGGTCAGCTTTTGCTTTAATTTGGGTCTTGGATGCTTTCAGCGTTCAACCATCCGTCAAGCGTTGCTTCGTGGCGATAAAGAAGCGGCTATGGATTCGCTAATGAAATATTGTCGAGCTGGTGGGAAAATATTAAAAGGTTTACAAAAACGAAGATTAGACGAGAAACGACTATTTCTTGGTGTATAATAAGTAATCTCAACACTAGAGACTACTATGAAAATTTTAATGATTGATATAGAAGTATCCCCAAATACAGCTCATGTATGGGGAATATATGACCAAAACATATCTATTAACCAGCTTCTAGAATCATCCTATACACTTTGTTATGCAGCTAAATGGTATGGTGAATCAAAGATTATGTTTGACTCTATACAAAAGTCTGGTAAGCAAAAGATGTTGCAATCAGTACATAAGTTACTAGATGAAGCTGATGCAGTCGTTCATTATAATGGCTCTAGGTTTGATATACCAATCCTACAGAAAGAGTTTTTATTGCAAGGTATGCCACCTCCAGCACCTGCAAAACAAATAGATTTATTACAAGTAGCAAGAAGACAATTTAGATTTGTTTCTAATAAACTAGACTATGTTTCACAAGCTTTAGGGTTAGGTAGTAAGACTGAACATGAAGGTCATACATTGTGGATTAAGTGTATGAATAATGATCGTAAAGCATGGAAAACTATGGAAGAATATAACAAGAATGACGTTGTTCTTTTAGAGAAAGTTTATGATAAGTTTAAAGCATGGATAAAATCACATCCTAACCATAATGCGTATTCCGCAAATACTGTATGTCCAAATTGCGGATCTAGCAAATTACAGAAGCGTGGTACACAAGTGAGTTTATCACGACACTATCAACGATATCATTGTCAAGGATGCGGTTCATGGAGCAGGTCAGTGAAGTCTCAAAAGTTAGACAAAGAATCGGTTATCAGCATATAAGGAAAATTATGAACATTCAACAATTATGTGAGCATATGATTGGAAAACAGATCGTAGAAGCAGAAGCTTACTACGGTGAAGACGTGCTTATTATAATGTTAGATGACGGAAGCCACATCGAGATCAGTGGTGATGGGCTTTCCGTTTATTCAGAAGTGCCAGAACTAGACGATTAGTCGTCTACCATTTCTAGTCTTTGTAGTTGTGCAGTAATCTCTGGTGGATTAATTGCCTCTTCATCTTTCATCACTTCGATTAGCTTATCTTTGTACCATTCTGATTTAGCTAAATCTTCTTCTGGTCTACCTTTAAAAGGATATCTTAAATCATATTTAAGTTTAGATCCTTTTAGATAACCAATAAACTCTTCTTTAGTTAAACGACTAGCAATAATATCTATTGCCTCTATACCACCTACCAAGTAATGCTTTGGATGATTTACATTATCCATTATATTCCCCTTTTAAAATTTACCTCTAATGTATTTTAAGATACCGTAATTATAACCACGCATTGTGCATTCTATCAAGGTGTAATCATACAACAACTCATCAATACGCCTTCTATTCCAAGCACTGTGGAATTCTATAAGAAATACTATTGGTTGTATAGTTAAGTTTTCCAATATTTCTATTTCTGCACCTTCTGTATCTATCTTCATAATATCGCATTCTGGTAGATGTTTAGCAGACATAACCTTAACCATTTCACCTTCTGGTCTTTGCTCTTCACCTTCATAAAGACTAGCTTCACCACAGTTATGTAATCCATAATACATCATACGTTCACCATCTTCTTTCCCAATGGCAAAGTTTCTAACGGCTATATCAGTTCCTTCTATATTTTGTCTTAATAGATTATAGTTTTCTTTTATAGGC